TCCCGTTCGAACCATTCGATCGCTTGCTCCATAGCATCTGCGACGACCGTCCGCTGTTCCACATGGAAGTTGACCCTACGGTAGCGTCCTGGGCACATGTCCGCAACGAGGTTGTACAAGAAGGTTGTACTCCCCCGGTTGAAGAAACTCGTTCCCAGAGCCATTTCCGTAGACCTCCAGTTAAGCTTCACCGCGTCGTAGACGAACCTCGCGAGAGGTTCGACCATGATATGGTCCCTCAGGTTAGCAGCAAGCACGAGTCTCCCCGCACGAACGTCACCTACGAAGCCCGCCTCTCTATCTTCCATAAGCCTCTTCCCCCGTCCGAACATGGCACAAGGCTTCGGCAGTACTCGCTCACCACGCGAGATGGCTTCTAAGGCAATACGCGCTTCTCCAAGTGCAATCACCTCAGCATCTGCTTTAGTCTTTAACCCGCTCCTACGGTAGTCGAGGCCAGGGAAGGAGGGCAGGACGTCTTCAGTACACGCCCGCACGTCGATCCTTGTAAACTCCCTGCGTTGTGAGCAACCTTCTCGTTCAACGGTACAGCACCAGGCGCGCGCCACCTCGGAGATAAACTCTTCGGCGTAGCACCAGTCTGGATGATCAAAACGAACAAGGTGGGTAAGTAAGGTCCTAATAGAAGGGGTCCCCATCGTAGCAACCTGTGCGAATTTTCTAAGTGGTGAGCTCGTCGACGTAATAAAATTACGTGTCATATTGTCATCACCCTTACTTCTTCCACAAGTAGCGTACGGTCTCTCCCGCTCCAAATCACGCTCTACTTTTCCCTCAAAGGACAAGTAGTTGAATGTTCGACTCCCAACAGTCTGCTCCATTCTATATACACTGCGTGCTTGGCCTCCCTTAGGTTTACCTACTACCAACTTCTCCGCTCGATGTCGTCCCACGTGAAACTCCCTAGCACGCTGCCTGCGAACGCGTCGCCTGGCAGCGTGGAGTACGCGCCGAGCGCGTCCCCCCCTTAGGCGTTTTCCGCCAGCTCCCTCGCGCGGTTCTCCACCGCATCAGGCACCGTGAGTCCTGCAGCCTTCAACTCTTCCCTCAGAGCATCGATTTCATCGAGCTCATCAGGGACGTCTAGGAGAGGAGCATCTTGAGCACCCTTGCTCTTGAGCCACTCGCGCAGCTTCTCGCGTTCGACTTCCTGTTTGTGCATCTCCTCGGACAGGACGCGCTTGTAAACCGCCTGAGCCTCCTGCACCACCCTAGTCGAACGTCGAACGGTCTCCTTGTACGCGCGCGACTTCTCTGACCACACATTCTGGTCATCCCTGCTCAGGCCGTCCACCCATGTCTTTTGACGGTGGTGCTCACCCCACCAACCGGCCGCAAAATCGCAGATGGACCTGATGCGAGCAGTTGACTTCCCGAGGAAAGCGAAGCAGGCGTCCTCTCCAACAGTATCATCACTCTTGAAGAAGCGTACAGCACGCACAAGCAGCCAAGCGCGACGCTCAGCCCTCTTGCCAGGACCGAAGAGCTTATCCAGCTCTTCCAGCTCCGTCCCAGTGAAAGGTTCGGGTGACTCACGCCCGAAGAAGGCCTTGAAGAGGCGAGCTCCTTCCGAGCCAGCCTCCGCTGCCTTCGCCTCCCTTTCGATGACGGTACGCTCAGCGGCACTGGCCCCCCCGCTGCTGGACTTCCCACCACCATGGCCGGTCATCCCACGCCGTGAAACAATTCTCGCTGATCTTGTTCTAACTTAAATCGACTGCAACGCGTCCC